GGATCTGCGCAAACGCCGGGTGAAAGCCCAACAGCATAAACATTGGCACGAAGATCGGCGCCAGAATCGACCAGATGGCCGAGCCGCTGGCGATAAACATACACAGAAAAGCCGACAGCAGCGCAAGGCCGACAAACGCCGGAACACCGTTCATGCCTGAACTCTCCAGCAGGTCCGTCAGCCCGACGGCCATAAACTTGCCCATGTTGCTCCAGTTGAACATGATAGGAATAAGTATAAAAAACATATTTTTATACAATTGAGGGGTGCTATTGGGGGACTGGTGTTGGAAAAAATAACACCGAATGCTGCGAAAAATGCAGCAATCGGCAAGGGTAAGTTTTGTCAGTGGTTGGCGGTTTTCATCTGCTCAAGAAGGTCTCGACCTTTCTTCAACTGCTCGTCGATATGATTAGCCAGGTCTTGGATGTGGATCATGCGTGGCGCTTTTTGGCTTTCAGCGACACGGAAAGTGGGGATCGGAAGGTCGCCCATAGCAGCTCGTTTCTCTGCAGTAGAAGGTTTCAAACCAAAATATTTTTCGCAAACCTGACTTAATTGGACAGTTGCAGAACCATATTCAGCCATTAACAAAAACATAGTATTCATAGTTACCTCACCAATGTTTAAGTAAAAGTTGTTGCCAGATTGCGGAAACGTATTTAGCCTGGTGTTTGGCATCAGCCAAAGCATTATGCATATCACCTTCAAACGGAATATCACGCCGGGGGTTAATGCCAATGGTGCGGCCAAATTCGACGATAGTTCTCACATCGCGATCATTGGCAAAATGCCATGGGCAGGGAATATCTACACGATCATAACTGGCTCGCATGATGACGTTGTCAAAAGTTGCACCGTTGCCCCATACCTGAACTCGGCCAGGCTCGGAATTACCACGAATAAATACCACTAATTGAATGAGTGCAGTTGAGATAGCCATCGCTGAATTCTTAGCGCAAATAGCAGATCTGGCCTCTTCGCTTTGCTGCATCCACCAAATAATGGTGTCAGGGTCAGGAACAGCACCGGCATCCATTGAACTTTTCAGGCTGACAACGCGATAAAATTCATCGCCAAGTTCACCAGTTGACGGCTCAAAAAATACCGCACCGATGGAGACGATAGGGGCATTGGGTTTATTACCCATAGTTTCCAGGTCGATCATTAAATGGTTCACGTTAATTATTCTCCTGCGCTGTGGCTGAAAAATGCTCCACGCCTTTAGCCCAGATTTCTTTGATAGTCGTCCAGGTGACAGGTACCGTGATTTCAATTCTCCCGCTGCCGTCACAGGTTTCACATTCATCATCACCAAAACATTCCGGGCAGTTTACGAACTTGGTTTCTGAAAACTCACCGGATAGCGCCCCCTTTGCACCGTTCTCAGCAGTTAACCTCATCGGTACCATCACGTAACTATCAGGCACTACCGGCGCTGGCTGCTCTTTGATGTGCAACCGCGGCTCCTCGTCTTTCGGCTCCGGCCATTCGCGTTGTTTGTTCACAGCCAGCTTTTCAATCATTGCCTGTGTAATCTGCTCATCAGTGATGCCAGCCCGGCGCTGGGCGTCCCACAGCAGGAACTGCATATCAGCCCACTCGCTGAGGTCGCCGGGTTCGGCGGCGGCTTCCAGCGCTTCTTTGCTGAGGTGTTTTAGTGGGCCAATTGGGCCAACGCTGCCGAACGTGGACTGTGACCACTCAGCGTGTTCGCGGCGTACCTGGTCGCGGTCATTGACGCCATCGGCCATAGCGAAAACCTCGCGAACTTCGCAACCCTCGCGAACGGCTTGATTCTTTCCGTGCTCGCCAATAAGGCCCAACCAGTCACCGTTTACTGATTTGAATTGCCAGCCTGCCAGCTCAAGACCTTTTGCTGGCTGCGCGTGGCGATAGAGCTTGTCGCCAATCCGTAAAGCCCCTTCGTATAGCTCATGCACCGCTTTCCTGGCTGGCCCCTCACCAACAAGTTGCGCTGCCGTAACGTAATCACTCGGCTCAACTACCGCCACCGGCTCGCTGTCCATTGCGTCCAGCGCCATGCGGGCCAGCTCTTCCGCTTCTTCAGCTGGCAGCATTACGTTACTTCCGGCGCCGTAGGTTTCACGCCATGATTTAATTTTTGCCAGACGTTCTCTGGTTATGGTTGATTTGGTCATTGTTTTATTCTCCATCGCCAATCGCCTTATTCATCTGGTCAAGGACGATATCAGTCATGATTCCTTTGCCATTCACTTTGATGTGGGCCTGTATTTCGCTGCGCGCCGCTTTGAGTGTGCCGACGCTGACAAATACCCGACGCTGGTTTTCTGCGTTTATCTCGCGCAGGCGCTCTAAAGCCGTTTTCTCTGCCATCACTCAGCCTCCACCTTGATGCCAGCGGCGCGCACTTCTTCGACATCACCAGCACGAACAGCTTCGGCAAGCCTCCGGAAGGCCAGCGACAGGGTTTTATCGTGAACGTCAGCCAAATACTCGTTGATATCTGTCAGCTTCACGCTGACGGTGCGGGACTCCAGCTCGGCGATGCGCTTACCACCATCTGCAATAGCGCCATCATAGTATTCGCGCTGGGAGTCGATGCGCTGCTGCGCCTTCTCCAGCGCCTCTACCAGCGCATCAATCTTGTCTTGCTGCGCTTTCCACGCAGTTTCTGGGTCTGCGCATTCCGCAAAATGCTCTTCGCCTTCACCACAGTGCGGACAATAGCAATCTGAATAATCACCAGAGTCGCCCATAGGTTCGCCACCACTCAATTCACTGCTGGGATAAATTTTTCCACAGTCGCACTCAACCAGGTAATACGGATAGTCGACAGTACGGCCACGCAGTTGCGCCAGTTCCGTGATATCAGTCATGGCTGGCCCCTTACCGCGGCTAAAGACAAGTTTTTATTCACGATGGCATCCATCAGACGTGCTGCAGCCGCCTTTTGAGCAGATACATTCGCAATGACCGTTGGCCTGGCTTTCTCACAGCTGGCACAAATCCCGTCCCATGATGAAATAAGGAAAAAGTCTTCACGCTCGGCAATGCCGGTATTCATAACCAGATCCTCAATCATCAGCGTGACCCCGCGAACTCCCCGGCCTTCGCTTAGCCGCTGAACTGCGTAACCAAAGGCATTAATCATCACGGCATGGAACTGGATATACTCGCGTTTATATTCGACCTGATTCGTACCGCGGCGAATATCATCTAAACCTGTCAGCATAAGCCACGCATTCCATAACCCTTCAAGATCATCCTGTGAGCAGGAACCTGAAAATTTTGCTGTAGCATCACTAAGGGCTTTGAAGCTGACCCACTTATCACTTTTCGCAGGAACGACGTTATGCTCAAAATCGGTGACTTCAGAAAAGACGTCGTGTGAACTGATAAAGCTGACCATCTCCTGCGCGTTCTTATCGCGCCCGTTATAGGCCATGTTGATAGCCGCAGATGGCTTCGAAACATTGTTGTTAATGTCGGAAAAGAACTGCTGCCGTGTTTTCAACGAGAGCTTATGTGTGAGCATTAGTGGTACGTGGATTGGTTCGCCAACTGTGCGGCAAAATTCGGCGATCCCAGCTGCACGGTGCTGGCCGTCGAAAAGCTTAATTTCTGCATCCATAGGGAAGCGCACAACACCAACGTTGGTATTGCCGAATTCCTGAAACTCAATCTCAGAGTTACAGTTACCGACCAGCGGTGGGATAATGAAGGGCTCTTTATTTTCGTGAGCATTAACCAGATATTCATAGAATTTCTTAGCACGCGCTGGGTTAATTTCACGCTGTGAACGTTCTAAAGTATCCCCGTAATTATCACTGGCGAGGACGCGTGCCAAGGTTCGTGCTGGCACTGTCATCATAAGGACAATCGCTCCGCCCTGAACGCCGCGAGACGCAGGGAACTCAAAGAAATAATGGCTTTGTTGAATAAATCGAACTTTTGCTGAGTTGAAGGATCAGATCACGCATCTTCCCGACAACGCAGACCGTTCCGTGGCAAAGCAAAAGTTCAAAATCACCAACTGGCCCACCTACAATA